CTCGCCGTCGGCTACATGGACGCGAACGATCGCCTCGGAGGCTTCCCCCGCTCCGGCCTCGCGCCCGTGATCCCGTCGATCCGGAACGGCCTCCCGCCGGAGGAGATCTATCACCGCTCAATCGTCCAAGCGCGCGTCCAGATCTCGAAGGGCGCAACCTATGACGAGGCGATGAGATCCGGCCGAAGCCGAGCAGTAGCGACAGCTCGAACCGATACGTCACTCGCGAACCGTGAGGAGCTCAGTCGAGGAGGCGAGCTCCGCCCGTGGGTGGTCGGCTACCGGCGAGTCCTCACCGGCCAGTCGTGCGCGTTCTGCGCGACCGCCTCCACGCAGCGCTACAAGTCCGCCGACCTTCTCCCGCTTCACCCCTCGTGCGATTGCGATGTCGCCGAGATCTTCGGCACCGAGGACCCCGGCCACATCATCAATCGAGAGCTCCTCGACGCCTTGAAGAAGGCCGGCCGCGACGACGGACGCCCCCGATACTGGGATGGCCCCTACGTCGTCGACGAGAAGGGAGTCGTCCGGTTCCGCAAAGTCGAGAACGTCCTCGGCCCCGACGGGCAACCGATGCGCCTCCCGAACGGAGAGATCCGCCGGCGAGTGGTGCCCGGTGACAGAGTCTCCGTCGAGGTCGTCGATCACGGAGAGCTCGGCCCGACACTGACCGACGCCCGCCACGCGGTCGCCGAAGTCGACGTCCCGACCCCGAGCTCGTCAGCTCCCGTGGCCGAACCCGCCGCTCCGCCCCGAGCTCCTCGCCGGCCGGCTCTCACCGCCGACGACCCCGACGTGATCGCCGTCGCCGAACGCTTCGGAGTAACGCCCGACGATGTCCTCTCCGCCCGCACGCGAGTGGCCGACGTCCGCAAAGTCGCCCGCGAGGAGGCCGCGCGCGCGCAGGCCGAAGCGCTTCGCGAGCTCGACCGCCTCGACGCCTTCCGACTCAAGAACCCGCCACGGATCGGCTCGAAGACCGACCTCGGATCCGCCGCCCGCCGAGGAGAATACGACTGGCTCGAACAGATCTCCGACAAGGAGAAGGGGCGCCTCTCCCGCCAATGGTACGGAGGGACCTCGACCCCCGACCAGTTCGCGCAGCAGATGGGCGCCGCGCTCAATCGGGACCTATCCGTCGACGAGGCGATGGATCTATGGATGGATCTCAACCGACGAGACGAAGCGGCCGGCGCGGTCCGCCGAGGGAAGCTCCCCTCGCTCGACGCCTACTCCGGCCAAATCGACATAGACGACATTCTGAACGAACTCGTCGCCGACGGCTACGACCCGAAGCTCCTCTTCGGAGACGACCTCACCGCCGCCGGCCACATTGCGGAGGTGGAGTCGATCAAGCTCCAACAGGACGCAATCGGCTACCTCGGCGACGCGTACAACGCCATCGAGGGACCTCGTCCCTACCGGATGAGCTTCTCCTCGTGGTCGGACGAAGTCGCCGACCTCGAACACGCGACGAGGAACGGCTACGCCACGCCGGCGCAGCGCCGCCGACTTCGCGAGCTCGTGCCCGAGTCGCTCGATGGAGACGACGTCTCCTACGAAGAGCTCTACGACCGGATCGTCGCGACCGCGAGGAAGGCCGGCGAGGAGATCCCCGATCTCGCCAAGATCCAGTCCGAGCGCGACTTCGCCTTCGCCCGCTTCCTCGACGAGACCGAGGCGATCGTCCGCCCCTCAGTGCCCGAGGTCCCCGCCGGGATCCGCCCGGGACCCGGATCGAGTGACATACGCGAGCTCGTGAAGTTGGAAGGCAAAGCGGAGGAGATCTTCGGCGACACCGTCGAGCGCCTCGCCAACCTTCACGGAGGACCCGTCGACAGCATGGACCCCGTGCGCGTGATCCGTGGTGGCAAGACACAGAACTCCGGCGGCTACTTCGCACCCGAAGGGAAGCGCCCACCGAAGCCTCGCCGACTCAAGGGCAAGAGCTCCGACCAGTACCGCGCGGAATACCGCGCGTGGCTCGATGACAAGTCGTGGAGGACTCCCGAGATCCGGATCAACAACCGCGGCACGGGAGACGATCTCTTCGCCTTCCTTCACGAGATGGGCCACCGCTTCGACTTCATGCCCCGCTCCGGCGAACTCCCCCGCGGAGGATGGAGGTCGCTCAAGGCTGGCCCCGAGATGGACGATCTCATGGCCGCGATCCGCGACTCCGACACGTACAAAGACGCCTACAAGAACTATCGGTCGATCGACTACGTCAACTACTACCGCTCCCCGGAAGAGTCGTGGGCCCGCGCCTACTCGCAATGGGCCGCGAAGCAGCTCGGCGGACCCGAGCTCGACGCCTTCCAAGGCCTCGTCGCGAACGATCCCCACTTCCAATGGGCCGAGGCCGAGTTCGATAGACTGGCCCCGCTAGTGGAGAAGGTGCTCCGAGCTCAAGGACTGATCGCATGACCGACACGAACGATCTCCCCGCCGGCGCCTTCTTCGACGAGATCTTCCTCCTCAATGACGAAGGCGAGACCGTCCCCGTAGAGCACCCGCGCCCGTGGCGCGCCGCCACCCGGGAAGCCCTCGCCGACTTCGAGACCGAGCTCTACGATCCGCTCCGCCGAGCACGAGACGCGAAGACCCCATTCGACGACGAGCTCCCCGTGGATCCGCTCGCCGACCTCGACGCTACGAGGTCCGCGCTCGATCGTCTCGGCCGCGCCTAGGATCCGGGACGACTCCCGCGGGCGATCCGAGGGACGAAACGAAGGAGACCCGCCGCGATGGCAGGAGAAGCAGCACCCACCGGAACCGCGGGCGATCCGCCGACCGGGACAGATCCGAAGGCAACCGCCACCCCGCCGGCCACCCCGCCGGCCGAGGAAAGCGAAGGCGCCGGCTCTCACCGGAAGGTACTCGCCGAGCTCGCCGACGAGAGGAAGGCGCGACAGAAGCTCGCCGACGAGATCGCCGAGCTCAAGGCGAAGCACCAGTCCGCCGAGGAGAAGGCGATCGAGGCCGCACGCAAAGAAGGCCGGAGCGAAGTCCTCGCCGAAGTGAACGGCCGAGTCGTGAAGTCCGAGATTCGCGCCGCCGCCGCGGGTAAGGTCTCCGATCCAGAGGACGCCGTGACACTTCTCGGCGATCTCGCACGCTTCATTGTGAAAGATGAAGTCGACACGAATGCGATCTCGAAGGCGATCGACGAGCTCGTGAAGGCCAAGCCCTACCTCGCGCCGGCGACCGGCGCGCCGAAGGCGAAGCCTCTCCCCGGAGGTGGCGCGACGCCGAGCTCCGGAGTCTCGATCAACGACGCGATTCGGCGACAGGCCGGACGCGGCTAACCCAGGAGGTCCCCGCCGTCATGGCATTCAACACCAGCATTTCCCGCAGCGATGCACAAGCACTCATGCCCGAAGAGGTCTCCTCGGAGATCCTCGGCATGATCGAAGAGCCGTCGGTCGTGATGACCCTCGGCCGGCGACTCCCGAACATGAGTCGCAAGCAGAGCCGAATCCCCGTGATCGGCTCCGTCCCGCAGGCCTTCTTCGTGAACGGTGACACCGGCCGGAAGCAGACCACGACGATGTCGTGGGACAACGTCTTCGTGAACGCCGAAGAGCTCGCCGTCCTCGTGCCCGTCCCGAACGCCGTCCTCGACGACGCCGAGTACGACATTTGGGGCGAGACGAAGGGGCCGATCGCGAGCGCGATCGGCAAGGCCTTCGATCAGGCCGTCTTCTACGGGATCAACGCTCCGGCCGCGTGGCCGGAATGCATCGTGGAGAAGGCCGAGGCCGCAGGTCACGAGGTCACCGTGGGCGAGATCGGCGACATCTACGACGACCTCCTCGGCGAGAACGGAGTCCTCGACCTCGTCGAGCGCGACGGCTTCACCGTGAACGGCCACGCCGCTTCGCCCGGGATGAAGGCCCGCCTCCGCGGTCTCCGCTCCGACACCGGCGAGCCGATCTTCGTCACCGGCCTCATGTCGGACGGCAAGAGCTCCTACTCGCTCGACGGAGAGCAGATCCTCTTCCCGAGGAACGGCGCCCTCGACGCGTCGCGGTCGTTGCTCATTTCCGGCGACTGGGATCAGCTCGTGTACGCCGTCCGGCAGGACCTCACCTTCGAGGTCTTCCCGTCCGGCGTGATCTCCGACGACTCCGGCGTGGTGGTCTTCAACGCCATGCAGCAGGACTCGGCAATCATGCGAGTCGTGATGCGGATCGGCTGGGCATTGCCGAACCCGATCAACCTCGTCAACACGAACGCGAGCACCCGCTACCCGTTCGCGATCTACGAGCCGAGCGCTTCGTCCTGACCGGGACGATCATCCGACGATGACAGAGGACCGGGAAGACGCCGCCGTGGTGGTCGTCTTCCCGGTCCTTCGTCGTCCTCACCGAGTCCGCCCGCTCGTCGAGTCGCTCGAAGCCGCGACGCCCGAACCTCACCGGACCGTCTTCGTCGCCACCGCCGGAGACGACGCGATGATCGAGGAGATCAAGCTCGTCTCCGCCGACTGGCCGATCGAGCTCGAAGTCCTCGCCCCGAACCGGATCGGCGACTACGCCCGGAAGATCAATCACGTCCTCGACATCACCGTCGAGCCCTTCCTCTTCACCGGCGCCGACGACCTCGACTTCCACCCCGGCTGGATCCCCGCCGGCCTCCGCCACTTCGACGACCCGAAGATCGGAGTCGTCGGAACGCAGGATCTCGCGCCGACGACGCGGGCCCGCGCTGGCACGCATGCGACCCACTTCTTCGTCCGCCGCCGGTACGCCGTCGACTTCGGCACGATCGACGCCCGCGGGAAGATCTTCCACGACGGCTACCCTCACGAATACGTCGACGACGAGCTCGTCGAGACCGCCAAGTTCCGCGGCGCGTGGAGCTTCGCCGCCGACTCCGTGGTCGAGCACCTCCACCCCTCGTGGGGTAAGGCTCCGTCCGATCCGCTCTACCGCGCCCAGTCCGCCCGCATGAACTCCGGCCGGCGAGTCTTCGCCCGACGCCGCCGCCTGTGGACGTCTCGATAGTCGTCGCGACCTTCGGCGCGCCGGAGTGGGCCGAGCTCGCGCGAGCTCGTGCGATCCCGTCCGCCGAGCAGGCCGGCGCCGCCGAGGTCGTGGTGGAGCACGGCGCCACGTTGGCCGAGGCGCGCAACACTGGCGCAGCTCGTGCGCGTGGCGAGTGGCTCGTCTTCCTCGACGCCGACGACGAGCTCGAACCCGGCTACCTCGAAGCGATCGCCGGCGCCGGCGGAGATCTCCGAGCTCCCGCCGTCCGCTACGTGATCCCCGGCGAACCCGACCCGAAGCCGACCGTCTTCGCCGGCCGCAACATCGCCCGCGTGAACCCGTGCGCGATCGGGACCGCGCTCCGCCGGGAGCTCTTCGAGCAGGCCGGCCGATTCTGGCCGGAACCCGCGTGGGAGGACTGGTCTCTCTTCCGCCGATGCTGGCTCCTCGGCGCGACGATCGAGCACGTCCCCGCCGCGGTCTACCGTGTGACGATGAACCCCACCGGCCGGAACTCCACCGTCGGATCTCAAGCCGAGCGCGACCGCCTCCACCGGCGGATCGTCGCCTCGCACAACCAATGGAAGAGGAAGCCCCGATGATCGCCCTACTCGTGATGACCGACGGACGAGACACGATCTATCAAACGATCCCGACCGCCGAGGCCTTCCTCGACGGCCCGATCTCCGAGCGATGGATCCACGACGACTCCGGCGACCCGGCGAACACGGAGAAGCTCCGCCGGATCTTCCCCGAGTGGACCGTGGTCTCGACCGCCGGCCGCTCCGGCTTCGGAGGCGCGATCCGTTCCGCGTGGCACACCCTGCGCGAGCAGAGCTCCGCCGACTTCGTCTTCCACCTTGAGGACGACTTCACGTTCCACCGGCTCGTCCCCCTCGACCAACTCGCCCTCCTTCTTCTCCGCCACCCCGAGCTCGCACAAGTCGCGCTCCGTCGGCAACCGTGGAACGCCGAGGAGCTCGCCGCCGGAGGGATCGTCGAGCTCCACCCCGACGACTTCGTCGACGAACACGACCCCTACTTCAATCTCGACTATCTCTCGCACCGTCGTTTCTTCACGACGAACCCCGGCCTCTACCGGCGCGAGCTCATGGCGCGTGACTGGCCCGAAGGAGCGGAGTCCGAGGGACGCTTCTCGATCGAGCTCTTCGCCGATCAGCTCACCCGCTCCGCCTACTTCGGCGCCCGGGACTCCGGCGAGTGGTGCCACCACATCGGCCGGCATCGCGTCGGAACCGGCTACTGACCGTGGACCGGGACCGGACCGTCGCCGTCGCAATGGTGCGCGACGAGGAAGACGTGATCGAGAGCACCGTGGCGCACATGCTCGCCGAGGTCGACGCGGTCCTCGTGGCCGACAACCTCTCGACCGACTCGACCCGAGAAAAACTCGAGCTCCTCGCCGCTGGCGCCGAAGGCCGGCTCGTGGTGGTGGATGACCTCGAACCCGGCTATCACCAGTCCGAGAAGATGACCGCCCTCGCGCACCGCGCCCGGATCGAGCTCGCCGCCGAGTGGGTAGTCCCCTTCGACGCGGACGAATGGTGGTACTCGCCATTCGGTCGGATCGCCGACGTCCTCGCCGACGTCGCCCCGCAATGGCTCGTGGTGCCCGCTCCGCTCTTCGACCACGTCGCCACCGGCGAAGACGACCCGCACGAGCTCGACCCCGTCCGCCGGCTTCGGTGGCGCCGGCGCAACCGGAACCCTCTTCCGAAGGTCGCGGCCCGCTTCCGTTCGGACCTCGTGATCGCGCAAGGCAATCACGACGCGATCTTCCGTGGCCGAGGGACCTACTTCGACGAGCTCCTCGTCGTCCGTCACTTCCCCTACCGCTCCGTCGAGCAGCTCGTGAGGAAGGTCCGCAACGGCGCCGCCGCCTACCGCGCCGCCGGCGATTCTCTCCCCGAAGCCTTCGGCGCACACTGGCGCCAATGGGGAGACCTCCTCGACGCGCAAGGCGAGGAAGCGATCGCCGAGCTCTTCCGCAAGTGGTACTACCGAGCGAACCCGCTCCGCCCGATCACGATCGAAGACGAGCTCCAACCTCCGCTCCTCCTCGACCCGGCTCCCGGCTCGTGAGCTCCGTCGCCGTCCTCATGCCCGCCGGAGGCGCCGACGAGTGGCGCGCCCGAGCTCGCGCCTTCGTCGTCGAGTGGTACGCCGGCGAGCTCCCTCACGCCGAGCTCGTGGTCGGCTCGTGCGCGGGCCCGTGGTCGAAAGGTGCAGCGATCGCCGACGCCGCCTCGAAGACCGACGCCGAGATCTTCGTCCTCGCCGACGCCGACTCGTGGATCTTCGAGCCCGGGATCCTCCGCTCAGCGATCGAGCTCGTCGAGGAGCAGCTCGCACCGTGGGTAGTCCCTCACGATCGCGTCTACCGTCTCGCCGAACGCGAGACCGAACGCTTCTACTCGAACCCCACCACGCCGGCCCGCCTCGCCAAGCTCGCCCGCGCGGTCTACCAGGGACCGCCCGGAGGAGGGATCGTCGTGCTCCACCGCTCCGCCTTCGAGCTCGTCGACGGGATCGACCCGCGATTCCTCGGATGGGGAGGAGAGGACGTCTCCTTCGGCTGGGCGCTCGACACGCTCGTCGGCTACCACCAGCGCCTCGACGGCTCTCTCGTCCACCTCTGGCACCCTCACCCGGCGCCGACGCTTCGAGGATCTCCCGAGTCGGAGGAGCTCGTGGCCCGCTACACGAAGGCGCGCGGAGTCCCTCGCCGCATGCGCGCCGTGATCGCCGGCGAGGAGTGGGTTCCCGCCGAACCCCTCCCGGCTCCGGTACGGTTCCGGATGACAGCGAACCGGACCTCTCTCCGGCTCCCGTCCGGCGAGACGATCCGCTTCGCCGGAGGGATCTACGAGACCGACGACCCGGACGTCGTCGAGCAGATCCGCCAATACCCGATCGTCAGAGAGGAGCGCCGCCGATGACCGTCCAATTCGTGAGCGCCCTAGAGCTCGCTACCTACTTCGACGGGACGACCGTCCTCGGCGATCTCTCGGCCGCGTGGATCGCTCAAGCGGACCTCCTCCTCGAAATGATCTCCGCCGACGTCGAGGCCGCGGCCGGGATCCCGATCGAGGCCGGCTCCGGGACCGTGCTCCTCCCGGGAACGTGGAGCCGAGACCTCATCCTCCCGTCCGGCCCGATCGTCGCTGTCGCCGCTGTCGCCGTGAACGGAACCGCGCTCAGCTCCGGCGAGTTCACGTGGAACGATCGAGCTCTCCTCCGTCGAGGCGAGACCCTCGGCTTCGCCAACGACGTCGAGCTCTACGAGAGGTCCAGCTCCGGCCAGGGCGCGCAAAGCGGAATCGGGATCTCGTGGGGAGGTCCGGCTTCGACCGTCGCCGTCGACTACTCCTTCGGCTTCGCCGGCGCCGTGCCCGACGTCGCTCGATCGCTCGTCTTTCGGATCGCCGCGCGCACGATCACGAACGTGGCGCAGATCACGCAAGAGTCGCTCGGCCCGTACTCCGTGAGCTACGGCCAGAGCACGAACACGAACGACGGCTCGCACGTCACAAGCTCGGAGAGGAAGCGCCTCCGGAACGCTCTCGGCTCACGCAACGCCGGGACCGTGACCCTCGGAGGCCGGTAGCTCGTGGATCTCTCCCGCATGCTCCGCGAGTGGATCGTCGTCCAGCACGTCACACAGGACGGACCGCCCGACGAGATGGGAGATCCGTCCGAGATCTTCGCCTACTCGCGCCACCGCGGCTACGTGTGGCAGAACTCGGCGAGCGAAGTCACCGCGAACACTCAAGTCGAGCGCGAGTCGTGGACCCTGGCGATCGCGAAGACCGCGACCGATCTCACCGCCGGCGATCGGATCTACCTCGACGCCACGCTCGACGTGAACGGGATCCTCGTCCCCGGCTCCGGCTCCGGCGAAGTCTTCGACGTCGCGGGCCCGCCGTGGATCGCGCGCAACGCCCGAACCGGCTCCGTCGAATACGTCCAAGCCGAGCTCGATCGGAGTTCCCGGTGACGAAGAAGTTCCGCTTCGAGCCCGACACGAACGGGATCTTCGCCGCCTCGAACGGAGAAGGAGTCCGAGGGATCCTCGACCAGCGCGCACAGGACGCCCGGAAGCAGATCCTCGCGCTCGCCCCGAAGAAGCGCTCCTTCTTCGACTACCGGCGCAACATCAAAACCGAGAAGGCGCGCCGAGTGGGCCGAGGGTACGAGGCCGCGGTCTTCGTCGACTCGCCCGGATGGCACCTCCCCGAATACGGGAGCGCCGACACGCCGGCGACCGCTCCGATCCGTCGCGGCGTGCGCCTCGCAAAGCTCGACTTCCGGGAGGACTGACCGATGACCGCTCCGCTCTATCTGCCACCGAACATGGAAGCACTCGTCTCGGAGTTCCTTCGAGATCAACCCGAGCTCGGCGAACACATCACGACGCCGGCGACCGGCGAGGTCCGCGTCTACACCGCGCTCCCGAAGGAGCGGATCTTCCCGCTCGTGCGCGTGACGCAGCTCCTCGACACGCCGGCCGGCTCCCCGTTGTGGGCGATCGCGTACGAGATTCAGGTCGACGCGTGGGGAGGCTCGAAGGCCGACGCCTTCCGGATCGCGAACCTCGCGCGGGCGCTGATCTCCGCCCGGATCACCGGCACGCACCCCGGCCACGGGGTCGTGAACGGCGTCACCTCCGGCTCGCTGATGGATCTCCCCGACGAGGACTTCAACCCGGCGAAGCCCCGCTGGCTCTTCACGT